AAATAGTAGTTCCTGGTACTGGTGGTATGGTAACAATAGATGCTGAAGAAGTAGAAGAGTATATGGAGGATGAAGACGGTCCAGCACCATCAGTAATGGATAATATTAATAAAGGTAAGAGTACAGGAATTCCATTTATGGATAAAATATTAACTACTGATTATAGTAATTATTCAAAACGATTAGCAGATAAACAAAAAGGAAAAGGTAAATAAATATGGCAATTATACATCCTTTAGATCTAAACAAAAATAAAGCAGTAGGATTAAAATATCCAATAATGTCTGATAATAAGAATACATTTGGATTAAATTATACTACTAATGATCAAATAAAAACTAATTTATTAAACTTTCTTTTAACTAATGAAGGAGAAAGAATAATGATGGCATCTGATTATGGATTTGGTGCTAATAAGTTATTATTTGAAAATGAAGAAACTGTTGGAACTGATTTAAAGGAACGATTAATTTCTAAAATACAAAAATGGTTACCATATATTTCAGTAACTGATGTAACTATAAATGTTGATGAACTTAATGGACATCAGATAAATATATCAATATCATTTACCACTTTTGTGGATCCTTCAGTGCAAGACCAATTACAATTTTCATTAATAGTAGAAGAATAATATGAATATAAATACACAAAAAGATATACGATATCTGAATAAAGATTTTAGTACATTCAAGCAAAACTTACTTGATTATGCTAAGATATACTACAATAATACATTAAATGATTTTGATCCTGCTGATCCAGCTATTATGTTTATTGATATGCTTGCTTATGTAGGAGATGTATTATCTTTTTATATTGATGATTCATTAAAAGAATCACTACTTATTCATGCAAATGAAAGAAAAAATGTAGTAGCTGCTGCCACTTCTTTAGGATATAAACCAAGACCAACTGTACCAGCAATTACTGATTTAGATGTTTATATGTTATGTCCAGCAATAGGTACAGGTACTAATATTACTCCAGATTGGAGATATGCTTTAACAGTTAAAGATGGTATGCAAGCACAAGGTGCTGGTGTAGCATTTAGATCAAAAGAAAAAATTAATTTTGCTTATTCTAGTTCATTAGATCCAACTACTGTAAATGTATTTAGAACTGATAATTATGGTAATCCTACTTGGTATATGTTAACTAAAACTACTCAAGTAGAGGCAGGAACACAAAAAATTATAACTCATAATGTTAATGATCCTCAGAGATATCTTACTATTCCATTACCAGATACTAATATAATTTCAATAGATAGAATAGTAGATGCTGATGGTAATGAATGGAAAGAAGTAGAATATTTAGCTCAAGATACTACTTTTGTTTCTGTGGATAATGATGGAGTTTATAATCCAGATTTAGTACAATATAAAACTGCTACTCCATATTTATTAACAACTGAATATACACCAAGAAGATTCATTACTAGATATAATGCCGATAATACTATGTATATTCAATTTGGTGCCGGTCTAATGGATTCAGGAGTAGAAGAGTATTTACCATTACCAAATAATGTAGGATTACAGAATCCGACTGGAGTTAATAAATTAAATTATGATTATGCTATATCTAATTTTCTTTATTCTACTGCTTATGGATTAATACCATTTAATACTACTTTAACTATTTATATGACTGTTGGTGGTGGATTAGGTTCAAATGTAAATGTTGGAGAAATAACTAAATTAATTCAATTGGATTTCGATCAACCAGAAGTCGGATTAGACACTACATTAGTAGCAACAGTACAATCATCAGTTGCTTGTTTAAATAAAAATCAAGCATCGGGTGGTAAAGATTATGAAGATATAGATACTATAAGAAATAATGCTATAGCTTACTTTGCAGCTCAAAATAGAGCAGTAACTAAAGATGATTATATATTAAGAACATTAGCTATGCCAGCCAGATTTGGTAGTATAGCAAAAGCATATATTACTCAAGATGATCAATTAAATATAGAAGATTATGATGAAAGAGTAAAGAATCCATTAGCATTAAATTTATATATTTTAAGTTATAATGCCAATAAACAACTTATACTTACTAATCCTGCTATTAAAGAAAATCTTAAAGTATATTTAAATAAGTATAGAATGATTACTGATGCTATTAATATTAAAGATGCATATGTAATTAATATTGGATGTAGTTTTACAATATCCATTTCTGCTACTTATAATGCTAATGAAGTATTATTAAATTGTATACAGGCATTAAAGAATTTCTTTAATATTGATAATTGGCAAATTAATCAACCTATTATCTATTCTGATATTATTAAATTATTAGTAAATACAGTAGGTGTTAAATCAGTAATAGATGTTCAAATGACAAATCTATTTGATAAATCATTAGGATATTGGAATAATGTATATGATATTAAATCAGCTACTATAGATGGAGTAATTTATCCTAGTATGGATCCTTCTATATTTGAAGTTAAATTTCCAGATAAAAATATTGTTGGTAAAGTGATCAACCAATAACAGCCAAAACTTAATTATGAAAAAGGAATTGTGGTAAAGTAATTTACCACTTTTTTTATGTACAGTCAATAAAACATGAAATTCTAATATTTATTATAAAATAAATAGCCAAGAATGTATACATCAATTAATCCTACAAATGACGCAACAATATATAGTCAATATCCATTAAGAAATACTGGTATTGATTCAATGTTAGAAATATCTAAAATAATCGATGATTCTAATACTACCAATATTGCTAGATCCATATTAAAATTTAATATTAATGATATTACTTCTAAATTACAACAATTAAATATATCTAATCCAATATACAGATTAAAATTATGTGTTGCCGAAGAAACAGAAATAGCTACTGGATATACATTAGCAGTATTACCTCTTTCAGAAAGTTGGGATAATGGTACTGGTAAATTTTATAATAATCCACAAACTACTGATGGTATTTCTTGGACTAGTAGTTCTATGAATTCTTGTTGGGTAACTCCTGGTGGTACTATTATAAATAATAGTCAATATTATTGTACTCAATCCTTTTATTATGATGATGATCATAATACTTCAATTGATATTACTAATATTGTTAATGCTTGGATAAATGGAAGTATAACTAATAATGGTATATTAGTTAAATTTGATAATACATTAGAAGGAGATGATAAATCTTATGGAACAATAAAATATTATTCATTTGATAGTAATACATTATATCAACCAAAATTAGAAATACTATCAAATGATTTTAGTTTTATATCTAGTTCTAATTATTATTATACAGAAATAGTATCTAATACTTCTACTTCATATAATACTCCAATTATTCCAAGTACTTCTTTTACTAATATTGATTATTATACAAATTTATATGATGTAGTAACTATAAATTCTAGTTCTCAATATACTTCTAGTTCTTCTACTACTGGATTGGTTCCTATATTAATTGATTTACCAGGAAATGAAAATAGTGGTTCTATAAGTGGTATGTTATTAACTGGAGATTATAATGGTAGTTTTACTGGATATGTAGATACTATTAATTATTATGGTTCTATTATTAGTGCTTCTTTTAATGGTGTAGTAGAATCTGCTGCAAAACCTTTAACATATTATTCAAGTTCTAAATTATCTATATTAGATGTTTCAGGATCATTAAGAGGATTAATTTCTGCTAGTATGGTTGGTTCATTTACTAATTTAACTATTTCTGGTAGTTATAATGGTGAATTTGATATTATGGCTTCTAGTAGTTTAACTCAAGTTACTAGCTCATATCATGTAACAGTACCTGAATCTGGAACTATTTATACTAATTTCGCTTCTCAAAGTTATTATATTACTGGTTCTAATATGTTATATCCTGCTACTAATTTACAAGGAACAGTAGTTGCTATTAATAATTTACAAAGTATATATAAAAATGATACTATAAATAAATTTAAGTTACATGTAAGAGATCAATATCCTAAATTAACTTATACTACTTCTTCTGCATATTTAAGAGAAACATATTATTTACCTTCTGGTAGTTTATATGCTATACAAGATAGTATTTCTAAAAATTATATAATAGATTTTGATACTAATTATACTGCTTTGAATTGTAATACAGAAGGTAATTATTTTATGTTAGATTGTACTAGTCTATATCCAGAAAGATATTATGATGTTATATTTAAAGGAGTAGATACATCTGGCTCTGTTAAGTATTTTAATGGATATCAGTTTAAGATTATAAAGTAAATTTAATAATTTATTAATATATTGTAACCAGGATTGTAATATTTATATTAAAAATTAATATTACAAATTCATGAAACAAATCATTTTATTTTTAATTATCTTTATTACATCAATACAATTTACATTAGCAGATAATCCAATTGTTCCAGAAACAAATAACAACTTACAAATAACAATTAAAGGAAAAGTAATCGATAAGAAAACAAAAGAAGCTTTAGTAGGTGCAACAATTAGTATAGGAAACTCAGAATATAAAGTATATACTGATTTGGAAGGCAATTTTGAAATTAAAAATGTAAAAGAAGG